AAAAACCAGGGCAGTTCCATTATCTCTTGTCTCGTACCGACGTTGATAAGGGATATGGGTGAGGTCGTCAACCCCTCTCGGAGAAGAGTTGACGAAAGAGCCGAACGAGTTCGGTTCGCCGCAGCAAAGGGCTTGCTTCGGGAGCTGTCATCATTTTTGGAAGATGTGTACGAAGTACCTCTTCCTGTTGATGATCTGCTCGCCGAAGCGCCTTTGTCACGTGGCTCTGTAAAGAAGGTTAAGGAGTTTTCCGTGGGACTCCTTGAAAACCCGGTTGACCACGACTGGTCCAAGGGACTGAAGAAGATATCCGTGCCTGCACGGGTATCTATCGGAGGTTCCTTGTTTCTCTGGCGGAAGACTCTTCCAGTCCTCGACGTTCCTGAGATCGATGACCATATTTCCCGGGTCACCGCCCCTGAGGTCGCTCTCCCCACCGGCTATATCGCTCATTGCGTTAGGGCCGTGGAGGAGATGTTTCCTGTAGGGTGGGATCATGGGTATATGGGCGCCATCGACAGGTCCGTCCCGACTGTAAAGTCTGTGATTGGATCAAGGAGGGGGGAGGGTGGTTGGCGTGCGCGGGGTCCGTGCCGCGAGTCCTTCGGTATGGCGTGTGTCGGAGAGCGTGAGCTCGAAGACCATCGCCGTGTCCAGTACTCGGTGGCGCCCTGCGACGGCAAGCTCAGGGCGGTCACGATTATGACGCCCGAGGCTCAGTGCCTAAAACCTCTCCACAAGTTGATCTATGACCAGATTTCAAAGTACCCCTGGCTTTTGAGGGGGGAAGCCAAGCCCGCTGTTTTTAAGGGATTCCACGCAGTTAAGGGGGAGGTATTCGTATCGGGTGACTACGAGTCAGCCACGGATCACCTTCCGGTCTCGACAGCAGAGTGGATCCTCCGTGCGATTTTTCGTCGCTGTCGGCATGTGCCGTTGTCTATACAACGTGCGGCTCTATCTTTCCTTCGGGCAGAGATAGAGTATGAACACGACGGCGAGGTTTTTTCGATGGAGGCCACTCGACAGTTGATGGGATCACTTCTCTGTTTCCCTCTCCTCTGTCTCCAGAATTACTGTGCGTTTCGTTGGGTCTTTCCGGGTCATATCCCGGTTAAGATCAACGGTGACGACATAGTGTTCCGGTCGACGAGGGAGGATTACGAGAAGTGGGCCCATTTTGTCGGGTCGGTAGGTCTCGTGCTTTCTCGGGGTAAGACACTCGTTAACCCTCGCTTCTTTTCTCTTAATTCGACCTTTTTTTGGTCGTCCCCGTGTCGGATCAGCATCATTCCTGTAGTGCGCACCTCCACTCTTATGAGTGATAGGGACACATTCCCGAATGCTCTTGCTGGTTCGTACGGTCGTTTTGTTAAGGGATGGAAGCGAGAGGCGAAGGTCCTCCTTGCTGGGTGGTTTTTACGAAGGAAACAGATGGTGATAAGAAAGTCGGGAAGGAGCGTGTTGAGGGGGCTCGGTATACCCGTACCCGTGGAGGCTTTGCGTGCGTCCGGTTTATTGAAGCGAGAACTGTGGTATTTTAACTCCACCGGTCACAAGGACCGCCTTGGCGTCGATGCTAAGGAGATCGAACTTCCGCCGCCGCCCACAAAGCTGGTGGGTCAGGTCCCGATACCTCGGGGTTGGAAGAGGGTTCCTGTCCCTCGTAACAAAGGAGAGCGGAAGAAGTTGCGTGCTGCTTCCGATCAGCTGTTTGAGCAGTTGGTAGATAGGGCGTGGGATACGCCCCTCTCCTGCGTTGACGTGGCCCGAGAGACGTGGGCAAAGATTGAGGCTACTGGATTCGAGTCGGCGTTTGTACGTTATAGTACGGGCACAGGTCGGATCCCTAGGTTCGCGCTTTCAGCTGGGTTCCTTCACAGGAACTGTGATTGCGCATCCCGGGGTCTTCCCTGTCACCGTCCGGATAAGTACCGCCTGTACTGGAAGCCGCTCAATCTTTACTTGCGTGCTTCTCGAGAGAAAAAGGAAAAGGTCTGGGTTTTTGAGGCCCCAGATGACCCTGTCGATGTGGGGAGAGAACCTTCCGGGCCTATAACGGCTGTCGGTTCTTTCGCGCCCACTCCAGAGTTGTTGGTGGGGTGTGCCTATGGGGAGATGGACTTTCCTTCTTCAGAGTTGAGAAGAAGGCGGACCGAGGAGGAGGCCCTTTCGTCTTTCATTCAATGAGAGGCATACCTGGGTGCTGGAATGAGGACTTGGTTCTTCCCAAGCTTCTTATCGCTATCTGTGTCACGGGCTGTACACTATAAATGTTAGCCCTGTCTTGTTCTATCTGGTCCCTTGTGGGCGACCGTCACATCCGTAAGACCAAGCAAGTCTGATACCTCTTGGAGAGGCTACTTGGCTGGAACGAATGGGGGCGGCTCCACGCGGGGATGAACCAAGAGTATAGTGCGGGTCCTGCCAGAGGATGCCCAGAAGCTCTTGTCCGAGACGAAGGAAATGCGTGAAGGAAGGTTGGGTTCTCGTCATGTCCGACCAGCGGTCTGGAATGAGGACTTGGTTCTT